GTCCCCGGGGGGGTTGCGAGTTCGTTGAGTACGGGTTTGAGGAAGGTAATGTCATAACTTATCCACAGCTCCCCGATTACGGTGGAAGCTGGTGCTGACAAACCTGCGGTGGCAATTTGAAAATTGCCAAATGAGGTCAACCGGTTGTCATTCACGCCAATGATCCCAGATGTGGGTTGGACGTAAAGATACTCGGTGACCCTCTCTTTTGGATCGCACTCAATGCAATGGACCTGGCTAAGCGAAGGTTTAGCAGACACAGCAAACTCGGTGTTTTCCATTTCCATTTTGGAATCGAAAACCGGTAAATTTGCGTTGTAATTGGTCGACATTATTACTGTTCCGAGAGCGGCACCCACAGCGTACTCGCTGCACATGCTTTTGAACTCGAAAACAGCACCGTTGAACTTGTACTGCTGGTACAACGGGGCAATGGTGGACACCCACGGGAAGAGGACTCCGTTAATGGGTGTGAGGGCGAACGAAGTGAGATTGAAACCTGCGCCGGTAGAGGTTATGTCACCCACATATTCACGATGAACGATGCGAGTACCACGACCTGAGGTGGCAAATTTGGGAATCTCTTCTCCTTGGGGCAAAGGTCCACTATTTCGTGCTATCGAGTTCTCGGCAACACTGTATGTCCCGGAGCCTACAAGTCTGGCTAGATGTCCTGAAGAGTAGGCCATCATCTTGTTTTTATTGGATCCGAGGTTTGCGCCCATAACGGCCCCAATTCTTGCGAGTGCACTTTGCGCTCTTTGGGGTGGCCTGGGTTTTGGTGGATTCCTCTGCTTCTTGGGCGGAGGCTTGTTCGTTTTCTTCTTTGGCGTTTGCTTGGCATTTTTGTTGCCAGTCATTCTCGTCTTTCTGATAATTAATTAGTTAACAATTAGTATTGGATGCCTGAATCATAAACAGGGACTGTTCATCCATCCGCGCTTGTAGCTAGAGCCGTGCAGTCTCTTGACATTTTGTTTAGTACGATAAACGTTTTGGTCCGATTAAGCGGATGAACCCAATGTGCTCTTAATATTTGGTGAGCCCTTACCAGTTAGTGGATGGGGTGCGGAAAACGGACCTGCCGCACCCCAACCTATTATTTGTGTTTCTGTCTGTCGACAGACACTTCTTCGGCCGCGGAAGCTTGCTCTGCCGACAACAATTTCTGCGATCGCCAAAACTCCTTCGACGCAGCGTTGCAGGCCCAGCAGGTTTTGGGCAAGCTCTCCTCAAATCCGAGACTACTCTTAGATCTCAGATCTTGCAAGTCGATGGCTTGGAAGTAAAATACTCCTCTTTCGCACTCGCGTACTTCAGTTTCGGGGTCCGTCCAAAACTGGTAAGTTTTACACCTGCCTTCCTTGTTGCACTGGCGTGTTTTTATCGGGAAATCTTCAGGCGCTGCCAAAGGTTGGTAACCCGATCTCTCACTGTACCCACTACACTTTCCGCCAACAATGTATTCATTAACATAAGTCACAGGTATTACCTCGTTATGGATAACCTGTCCAAATATGTCCTTTATCTCGCGCTTGGCTCTCTTCACACACTTGCGCATTACGGGAGTGCAAGTTTCACTGATACCTTCAAGTAGGTCCTCAGTCTCTTCTTGAATCTTATGCATCTTCAACACAGCTTCGGCCGTTCCGATATCCCTGCCGAATTCCCCGAACACCTCGTCGACGACCCCTTCGTCGTTGACAATCAATGCATCCGGTCCGAACGGTTTGCGCTCGTTGTCAGCCATCTCAAAGGGTTCAAATTGCACCATCGTGGGTATGTGCATCAAATCCTCAATGGATGTAGCTTCTTGCAAATAGGATGTGAACTTTTCATGTAAGAAATATCTGCTGGGGACCATCGCCTCCAGCTCCCTGTTAAAGGATTCCATGAACTCCATATCACCATCATCTGGGTGCTTACGTTGATCTTTCACATCATAACCTTCTCTGTTCACAAACCTCCATCTCCTTGGGTCGTAACCATTGAGGTGTAACTTTTCAACATCAATCTCCTGACCAATTTGTGCAGCTCTGATTCTCACAATCTCCATGGTCCTAATTGCAAGGTCATATATGACTGGAGAGTTTCTGCCGGCTACAATGATGTCCGCCATCTTGTTGATGAAGGTTGCAATCCTGACTCTAGACACTTTAGTCTCCTGAGGGTACATAGCCGTGACCAACCTCAAATCGATCCTTTCATCTTTTCTGTACATCGGTAGTGTTTTCAATTTCCGCACTGCATCAATGACAGAAGTGACTGGAAAACCGGGATTACTGACAGTGGAACAGGAAATCTCCCGCCCCAAGAACTTCATTGGTTTATGCGTTGATGTGTCTGTACGGACAACGGTGTTTTCCAAGGTGAAAGTCAAGCCAAACAGTTTCCCGGTAGAAGAGAGTTCTTCAAAAGTCAAATCGGCGAGGATGGCATCATCACCGCCATAAGCATTGGCCATAACCTTCTCGTATGCCTCTCGAGGGGTCAATCCCCTCCTGGTCCTGTAAGAAATATAACTGATCATCATGATGCCGGAAGTATTGAACAAAGAAGTACTGAAGGCCCCCGACATTTTCCCAAGTAATGAGTTATAAACTATTTTCCAGTCCTTCCCGAACATTCTGACACGGTTAAACTTCTCGTCATCAAGTGCTTGGGCACACTGTTCATGGAACTCGTGATGAAACGGTATGGTGGCGATTAAAGATTCCAAAATCTTAAACAAAGCATTTTGGTTTGAGTCGAATTTCTCAACATCTATGACTATCAATGTCTGTTCGAACTGGTTAAGTAGGCCCTGAACCTGCTCATCAACCTCCAAGTTGGACCGAAAGCAGTAAGCCGGCACGTTTTCACTGAAAAATTTCCCTAATGCAGCCGTGAGCAATTGCAAATGGATACTCCGTTGTTCAGTGATCGTCCTTATGGGTTTTCCATTCCCGACTTCGTCTTTGCCGTGTGCTTGCGAAGTGTCACAGTAAAGCGTCGGGTCGATCGAGACCTGGTGATGTTTATCACGTTGGTTGGGTCTCAAATCCCCCAACAGGTCATTTGCTTCCTCAAAACCCAATTTGTCTCTGCCCTCCATCAAAATTTCGACAAATTCCTTACCCAATAAAGCACAATGTGCACTCATATCTAAGTTATCGAACACCCCAAAACCGCCAGGTGCAAAAGGTTTCATCCTCTCACATGTGTTAATATTAACCCTGGTAGCAATTCCAGAAGCGCAAGTGACCTTACTCTTAGTGTTTGGGAGGGAAAAAGCTTGCCCTCCTTTGTCCGGGAGCAAGTTGAAGAAATCTGCACAACAATGAGCGTGTACAGTGGTGTAGACAGACGGGTCATAATCGGCCAAATCGAGTAGTAACTCATGTTTAACGAGGTTGGTAATCTCGCCAGTGAATTTAGTGTCTCCAAGTTTGACTTTCTTACGCATGAACAACGCAAGCATGCCTACATCCAACGCTTGGTCAGGGACCTCAATGCATCTTTCCTCACAATGCCTAGTGACGGCTGACCTTAAAGTGTTGATAGACACGTGGGTCGCTGTCAACTGGACCAAATGGTCATGTAATTCGGAAGGCAGCACAGAACACACGTGACTACCAACAACACCAACGGTTGTGGTGGCGGTACCACCGACAACTCTCCTAAGAGCTATGATGTCGGGTTGTTCAGGGTCTGGACAAGGGTTGTACAAACTCGGGACGCCGTGAGGTAGGACGTAGCGCACTAACGGCCCAATGAAATACCAACGGGCCAGTGGTTGAATGTACGTGTAAGTCCAATCATTACGCCTGACCTGACTGACCTCCACCAAATCGGTCCTATATTCAAAACCCAAAAACCTACGAGGTATGTAATTACGACTGTAAGGGTCAGGTTGAAACTCCACAGGTTGGCTCAATTTCTGCAGGGTGGCGATGCCTTCACAATCTCCTTCAAAATATTCAATAGCAAAGCCATCTTTGTATCTCACGACCTTATGGGATATCGAGACCGAATCATGGCAGAGAATACCGTCCACAGCGGTTGCGGAGGCTCTGTTACAACCGGTCATGACCGGGTCGTAAGTTTGAATAAGGGCTCGTCCA